ATTACCATCACAATCCGATTTTACTTCGATAATGTTTGTTTGTGGATTTACAGTATAACTTGCAACACCTGTAATTCCCGATAAAATACTTTCTAACGCATCTACCCATTGAGATTCGCTTGGAACATCTGTTAGTGTTGTACCAGTGTAAAAACTTTGTTGATATGTATTACCACTGACTTCTATTGTTGCAATATAAGTTGCCGCGGATAAAACACAGTTCGTATTACCCGTAGTCAAGTCATAAAAACCTTCATTGACCATTGTATCAAAATCTCTTTTGTTATTAACTGTTGTGTTAAATCCGCTACTAATGACCGGTACAACTTGATACCCATCAATAAAAGGAGTACAAGGAACAATGACACTCCTTGTTAATGTACAACCACTTGAATCAGAAACTGTTACACTAAAGGTTCCACCCGTCAAATTAGAAATGCTTGGTCCTGATTGACCAATCGGTACGTTGTCAGACCATTGATATGTAAATGGGGGTGTGCCAGAAAATACACTTACAGTAATTGTACCACCTGAACCACTATCGCCACAACTTGTTGACTCCATACCATAATCTAATGAGCTTGATGAGCTAATCGAAAATGATTGATATACTGAACAGTTGTCTTCGTCTCTAACTTGTAAAGTGTAACTACCCGATGATAATCCATTAAAAGTGACCGCTGATTGTGGAACATCAATATACTGAATCACAGGTATATTATTTTTTGTTAGAATCATATCTAACACACCTGTGTATCCTGTTCCAACCTGAACAAAACATGAACCATTATCCTGACCACATGTTGTTGCCGAAAGTGTTGTTGTTATACTAAACTTATCATTGGTAAATAGTGTAACATCTTGAGTAAATACACATCCGTTGGTATTACTTATAATCACAGTATATTCACCTGAATCTAAGTCAGTATAATTTTGTGTTGTTAAATTTGTTGTAAATGATTCGGTACTCAAATCAGGTTTGACTAATGTATATATAAAAGGACCATTACCAAGAACGTTGACCGAAATAGTTCCACCACTTGCTGAACATATAGAATTTTGTGTGTTAATTGACAATACTGAAAATCCAGCATTTGGTTGTAAATAAACACTACCTGTTACTGAACATAGAGCCGAATCCGTCACAGTAAAAATTGCAGTGCCAGGTGTAAATCCTGTAAATATTAGATTGGTTGCATAACTAATTAATGTTGTACCATTTGTCCCTGAATAGAAAAATGGACCTGTACCGCCAGTAATTATAATATTTACAGAGCCATCAGCGGCAAAACAACTTGGGCTTACGGTTTGGAACGATACTATTTGTAACGGGTCAGCGGTTTCGACCTCAACTGATTTTGTCACACTACATCCTGCAGAATCACTAACTGTGACACTATAGGTGGAAGCAGTCAATCCTGTAATCGTCGTTCCTGTCGAACCATCACTCCAAAGATATGTAAATGGAACTGAACCTGTTAATCCTGTAATTTGTAACTTACCTGTGGGACCAAAACAATTTGTATCGTCAACAACAAAAAAACCATAATCAAGAGATGTTGATGAATTAACTATTACTGACTCTGAATATCCTGAACAACCACCATAATCCTCATAGTAAGTTCTATAAACACCAGGTGCTAAGTTTACAAATGATAACTCACCGTTAGTTGTTACGGCACTTTGAACTATGGTTTCTCCTGAATATAAATTTATAGTTATTGGATATGCGGTGGACTGACCACTTATTGATATTACACCATTATTTTGTCCACAAGTTGTTGCACTAACAGAACTTACACTTAGACATCCACCACTCGAAACTATTATATTTATGTAAAATTCATTATTTACATCACCCAAAGAATCGTTGGCTCTTACGATGTAAACGCCAGCATCCAATCCTGTTTTAGTACTTCCTGTTCCAATGTTTGGGTCAACCCAATCAATAGTATATGGTTCAACACCACCCGAAAGAGAAATATAGATAGCACCACTACCATTATTGGAACAATCACCCGTTACTGAAAACTCATACTGAAAATTTGCCATTATCCACAAGAAATAGTTGCGTTTATCCCTACATTAAGAGTAAGTGTTTTGTCTTTAAATAGTTCCATACAACCTGAGTTTGATATTATAATTCTTTCTGAATTAACATTATAGTTTAATCCATATTGGTAAATAGTTGATAAGTAAGTATCTAATCCATCTATCCATTGTTGTTCTGTTGGTATACCATTTATACCATAACCAGTAAAGAATGGTTGTTGTACTAATATTGTATCATCTAATCTTAAATCAATATACCAAACAGCGGTAATTGAATTGAGGTCACAGTTTTGTAATTGGAACCCTTGTTCGGTGACAACGCCATTTAATGCGATATATAGAGCATCTGAGAAGGAATCGATTGTCGAGCTTGTTCCACTCCAAGGAATAGTTGCACCTGATATTGTTTCGTCAATACAATCATAAGCAAATAAAACACCAGTTGCGGTGCAGGGTACACACGGTACTGCAACAAATTGACAACCCCTTTGTTTTCTGTAAACATACTTTTGTCTATGAAAAGCAGAGTTTTCATATTTCAAACCACCGTTCCATATTGTTGATGATGGAATAACCTGTTCAACTAATTTTGTCCAATAATTACCAATTCCAATTGAGTAGTCAATCATTTTTTGATAAGTGTATTTTGAGGTATCAACACCAGCCAACTCTAAGGATTGTAAATAATTCCAATATACTAATTGTAGTGTTGGGTATCCTGATGATTTACCATCATTTGTAAACCATCTATTTCTAACGTTAATCATGTTGTGGTAAAATGATTGTGCAAACTCAGCGAATGTTTTAGTTTGTGGTTGTGGACTAATCACTGTCCAATCTATATTACCAGGAGATGGATAAGGTGTTGTTAAACCAGTATATGGTATTGGGTAATCAAATTCATTCGATTGTGACCAAACATCATAAGTGATTCCCTGACCAACATTCAAAAATAAATCAACATTTTTTACGTTAAGTGTCAAACTGTTGTCCAATGATGTCGGTGTTGACTCATCAGCAATTGATTTTGCATTATCTTTGAAAGAATTAATTGTGAACCCTAAACTGCCCATATTTGGGAAATTTCTATATCTTTGTAAAAATTGTTGTCCATATGATGGAGCAACTTTTGTTACCACTATAGTCGGCGTTGTTGATGTATATGTTAGATTCGTTATTTCTACCAAATTTTCACTGACGTGAAATGAATTTTGTTCATACCAACCTTGACCTTGTTGGAAAAAGAAATTTGTTGTTTGGTCAGGTGTTTTTGGAAACCCATCAATATTGATAGGGTAATCAGTAATTAAAAAGTCGGACTCTGTAGCAACTAAATTTGTTGTGAATGCGCTGTAAACCCTTCCTCTAATTTTGTATTCAGAACCAACCAAATATCCTGGTATCTGTTGTTGATAAGTACCACCTGAGATTTGAACATATTGTGTTAAGAAATCTTCGTATTTTAATTTTCTATCTGCGGTGTATATAGTTTCATTGAATTCAATCAAAGCATCAGGTGCACCAATAGTTCTCATCAAAAATTCTATGGATTTTCTTGTCCCTTTCGAGCGGAATAAATTTGATGCGTTTAAGATTAATCTTCTATAATATTCAAAATTTAATTCTGTAGGTGTTTGGTCTCTTGTCCATCCATCATAAATTGATTTGTTTTTAACACCATAAATTGATGTTAAAAAATCTTCATTTGTGATTGGTGAAATATTTGTATCCCACCCTAATGTCTTAGCCAAATAAACTAATAAAGCGGATGGTATATCATTTTCAGGAACATATTCCACAGATGTCATTGTTGCCAATGAATCAATAAAAATTTTTGTTTCGTCAAAACTTCTACCGTAGATTTGAATAACCTTTTCAACTTTTTGGTCATTTGTATCAAATTCGTGAAATGCATCAGTGGTTAAAAATCTACTGATTAAATTTGTTTTAAATGTATCTAATTGTTCACCGTAAGAACTTAATGTTTCCAAGTAAACATCATAGGCGGTTGTAATAATATCCAAATTCCATACACCTAATAACGGCCAAGTTAAATAAACATATGATGTATAAAAAGTACCATCATCAGTTTGTTGTGGTAGTTTGAATTGTGCCGTATATTTTGGAACTACAAATCTATTTAATAAAAATTTTTGTATTTCATCAAAATCATTATTAAAAACCATTTCAGTTTTTAATTTATTCGGTCTCATTACCAAAGTATTTGTTGTTGTAACATCACCTGAAAATGGATTTCCACTAACGGTAATTGATAATGTTCCACTTGTTGTTGAATTTGAGGCTGTGAATAACATGAATTGATATTCTGTTGACCCGGTGCCAATAAACAAAGAATAATCTCTAAAAAACGTGGTCATATCCCTTAAGGGACTAACAGGTGTTGGTCTAAGAGCAATGTTCCTTGCCGCGTTTTGTGAAAAATCAATATCGAAAATATTTTTGATTCTTTGAACGTCCACGTCAAAACTTGTTGTGTTTTCGTTTTGATTGAATACGATGTTTGTCGCGGTATTAGCTGTGCTAAAATCAAAATAAACTTGGTCAACTTCAATAGCCGCTGGAAAGAAATTAATAATTTGTGTTATCGATGTTGAAAGTCTTTTACTTAATGACCCATATAATGTGAAGTTTGTTACCTCAGTCAAATCATATGACGGATAAACTTTTAAGTCTTTCGATAATGCTTCTTTTGCCTCAAGTATATTAACGTTCAAATCACTCAGCGTGATTGGGTTTGAGAAAACACCCGATTGATAATCATTATCAATCTTTTCAACCACCCCATAATTCCATATAAAATTTGTGTTTGTTAATCCACCACCTTGCGTTGTCTGAAAACCAACTAAATCTTCGTTGGGGTCAAGAAAACCTGCGCCAGGATTTGGGATAACTATTCTACTCATTATGGTATGATATTGTCAAAACTAACACTAAAGTCAATATTATTATTTCTATCTTGACGAACTTCATATAACAAGTCACCAAACTCACTTCTAATTTCGAACAAGTTGTATTGTTTGTAAATTCTACTTTCTGAGTCGTAAATAGTGTAGATACCTGTATCGATTGCTTTGCTTTGATTACCGTAAAGAGCTACAGCAATACTGTTCAAGTCATACTCAGCCATCTCTATTTCAATGGTAAAAGGATTAAAGAATGTATTAGTCAAAATAACTTGTTGTCCTGGCTGTCCAATGTATGGAACTGCGTTTGGGTTATTGGATGGTGCACTTGATGGTGACACAGTTGCAAATACTAAGTTTCTTGCACTTGGTGAGTCGATATATCTATATCTCACAGAGTTCACATTACCAGCCGCAGGGTTACTAATGACAGTATCCACAAAAAAAGATGATGTTACAATTCTATAAAAATTAGGTATTTTAGTACCGTCTGCGTTTAAATATTCAACACGATATCCAACCAAACCTTGTGAAATAAATCTATTTCTAAATGCTGATGGTACATTATTGGTATCCATTATAATACCCTTAACATTTGGTAAAGCGGATAATACACCACAATCTGTCAAAGTAGTTCGTATTTGTGCCGGTCTAATCATTAAAGTGTATATACCAATTTTATTGAATTCATTTGCCGGTAATTTTAAATTATATAATCCACCCAATATTTCATTACTATTACCACCTGTGTTTCCGTTATTGAAATAAGGTGTTAATATTTGTGATGCGTTGAGTTTTTTAATAATTGGTGTTGATGTAAAGTCACGTGACGGTGTATACACCAAGATGATTTCAACATCTTCAGGTGCCATGTCGGCTGGGCGAGTTATGCCATATGTTCCTAGTGCCATTTTATTGTTCTGTTAGTTTAAAATATCCATATCCGTATTTTATGAGGTCACCAAGATTGTCAACTTCACCTAATCTAAGTAAACTTTCCGTTCCTGATAATTTGCCCCTATCTATAAATACATTTGATTGTATTTCTGTAGCGTTCACCATACCAATTAATATTTCTTCTTTTACAATTGGAACTGGTGTTATGTTATTTTCTGTTAATCCTGACGAGTTAGCAATGAATAATGTATATCCTTGAGGAAAATCATAATATAATGTATTCAAATATGTATAACCTGTGTAATCAGGTCCTAAATTTTGGACGTACCCAACTATTTCCCTTTTTTGAATTACGGGAGCGCCGGGAATGTATGGGTTAGGACCATATTGTTTTAATTGTGTCAATTTTGAACTTGTAAATCCTGAAACTAAAAATGGTATTGTAGTATAGTTTGAGGATATTTGAGACTGAATATTATTTTCACTATCTCCTGTGAATATCCATTTATATGATATCGGTGTCCCTGACCAATAACCATCGCGAGGTACAAAATAATATTCACCGTCAGGATTGTCAAAACTAATATCGGTATATGGTATTGTTATTTTTTTAGTGGTGACTGTGGTACCCCAAGCAGCGGTGCCACTTAAACTAACATTATATACTTTTGATGAGCCATCAGATAGTGGAGCATAGTCATGTGATACAAAGTCAGGATATTTTTTAATAATAGTTTCATTTGGTTGATTATCACCCCAATCAATTTCATATACAATATCTTGTGCTAAAATTTCTGAGGTATTATATAGATATAATGTGTATGCTGAATTACCTGTCACACCACTATATACAAAATTATTATTAATATCTTTTTGATATATGGCACCGTCGAATCCTGAATAATATCCAATATCTTTGTATGTTTGTTTAAACATTACAGGTATTGTTAGTCCTGTCAATACTGAATCACCGTTGGTTCCCCCTGACAACAAATAAGTCATTCCCGTCCAAGCGGGTTCATCTCTTCCACCACCATCGGGAAATGGAACATAAACTTCGACTTTGGCAGATTCTAAAAATTCTTGTGAAATTACTATATTATATTGTTCTGTCTTCATGGATTTACATATTCATACCACTTAATCGGATTATAATCCGTACCAACTTTTGTTAAATTTCCTAATTGGTCTTTTAAAAATACCTCATAGGTATAATCATCGTAATTTAACTTAAGTGTATAGTAGAAATTTAATTCTTGTGAAAAGTTAAATTTATCTTGTTTTGTTCCTTGTGGTGTATTCATCATTCTTTTAAATCCACCAATGTTAGCATCATAAAATTTTGCTGACATAAATAATGTATCCACTTCGGGGTTCAAAAATTCAGGTGATTTTAACCAATATACAAAGTATCCTTCTTTGTCACCCGTAAAGTTCAATTGATATTGAGGTTTTCTGATTGCAACGGTGTTCTGTCCTATGATTGCAGATGTTGTCAGACCCTGTTGAGTTGGAATTATTATGGTTAACAAGTTTCGTTGTACGGTACTTTTCTCTGAATCATAAAAATCTAATTTAAAATAAGACTTTGAAAAAACATCCTCATTATAATAAATTTGTCTACTCGTAAATCCATTAGCTCTGTAATCCGATACCCACGCTGTGTTTGTTGTGGTTGCAGTTATTGATGAGTCAGTTGTTGCAGAATAAAAATAAAAATCATAATGTGTACTTGTTTTAGACCCAACATCAATGACCTGTGGTGCCCAAGGCGCATGTGAATATCTTATGGTTTCGAAATTATCAATTGGGTTAATTGCTTGTTGAATAATTTCGTTTTCAAAAACCTCAATGGCATCGTTAACACCATTCAAATCCCAAGTAGTTAATATTGGAACTTGTAACGCCAAATCGTTGTCATTGGCGTTTTGAATAGGGTTATATCTTAATCTCAAATTATTCACAAAGGTCTATAATTGGTTGAGCAACAACTTCAACAGATTGGTTTATATTACTAAATGGTGTTGATTGTAAGAATAATATTTGTGAAAAAGGGTAATGTGCATCATTCAAAAATGGATAATCAACACCTCTTCCATTTTGGAAAATACCGTAATCTAAAATTGTTCTCCACAACCAAGTATTAAGATTTTGTGAGAAATAGGCCCAATAAGGTCGTGTGTTAACATTTTGACCTACCGCTGTAGTTACAGAATCTGCGAAGTCTCTTAATTTAATTGAGTGGTGTGGTGTGTAAAAATAACCTGGTGGGTTATTACTTGTAATGAATGTTTCAGTTTGATATAAAGCATCGTTAAATGTGATTTTATGTTTACAATCAGAAACCACATATTCAGTTTGTTCGATATCGTTGTATTCACAAAAATCACCTGATAAAACGTCATCAATTTTTAATGGTTGATTATAATAAAAAGTATATGTTTTACCATTGGATACTTTATTATAAGAGCTAACGGGTATCTCGACTAAATTGTCATCAGCATTTGTTGCCCACCAGTCGTCCAAACTATCAGAATGAAAATTAAAAGACCATCCTTTTTGTAATCCGTATTTATCATTTGCGGTTGGTTTTGGTTTATTGAACCATCCATAGTATCCTTTATTAACAATTGTAACAAACACATCGGTGACTGGTTTCATATTGTTATCAACCATATCATAGATATTTAAATCTTTTTTAAATGTGAAACTAAATGCTTGTGAGTTTTCTCGAATAGAAACTCTTTGTTGTAAGTTTGGTGTTAATGCAGAATATTCCATTTTCTGTTGGTTGGTAAACGGAACGTTTTCAAAACCCATTTTAGAAACATCAGATTCATTTTCATTTGTCAAAATCTTGTGTAATCTAACATAATATCTTGATTTGCTCTCACCTGAATTGGATATATCACCAATTCGTTTGAATGTTCCTGAAACACCATTTACAAATGTAGTACCTGTATAACCAGGATTTACAATCGAAAAACTTGTACTCGCGTTGTTATATCCTTGTTCACCAACTAAATCAACTCTAAATAAATTATTACCATCATAATTTATAGACAATTCAACATATTGGTAAGACGTTAAATTATGATTTCCAGCACATCTGAATGTGATATAATTAATACCGTTCTGTACTGTGTTAATAATTGTAAAAGGTATACCATCAGATACAACAAAACTTAAGGGTGTTCCATTAATTTGTTTATCCACATATGACATTCTTTGTTCTGTGTCAGATGAAAATGGATAACTTAAATACACACCCCAATTGTATGTTGAGGCACTTTGCGGTTGTAGAATATTATGTGGATTTTCAACATCAGTCCTAATAAAATTAAATTCATTGTACTGTGGAAGTCCACCCCATTTTAAACCAAATGTGTCGGGAACTCTTTCAAATGCGTTAAATAATATTTGGTTATTATTGACCACAGATAATTCGTTTGTTAAGTATAAAAAATTCTTATATCCATCGTAATCAGTTGTACCTGATATAACATTAGAAAATATGTTTGATATCTTTCCACCAATTCTAAATGTTGTTGACGACTGTCTTTCAACTTCAGTTTGTTCGGCTGCGTTTATATCACTAATTCGGTCAGAATCAATTAATTCTTTTCGGTCACCAATTAATTCAACGGGTACTGATGCAAGTCTTTCAGGTGCACCTTTGTATCTAAGATTACCTTTAAGTATTGTGATGTTGTTTTGATAGTTACCCATTATATATTAATTAGATTTTTTGTTAAAAATATATCGAATGCTGTCTTACCTTTTTTCAAACCAAAGTAGAAGTGATATGGTGCACCAACAACAATTCTACTATTAGGTAATTTGAAAAATCCGTCATACGTAAATCCTGTTACATTTCCGCTAGAGTCTTTTGATTCTAGTGAACTATAGATATAACCAGGTCTTTGTCCTGTTGGGTGTTTAACAAAACTTGGGAAATAAGTACTGTCATTTAATCTGTCAATACCTTGATAAGGTGTGGTATAGATTGTACCTGATGTTATCCAATTGTTTTCCTCACCACCAAACATACTTGGGTTAGTACCATTTTGTTTAATTTCCCATTTATACATTGGAACCACTTGTGTTTTATGTCCAAAAGTATTAAAACCAAATTTTGTTGGTGTGTCTATGAATATTTCACGGCCAGGCGAAATATAATCTCTTGTAACAGTATCTGAACTAAAGAATACACCTACAACAGGTTTTGGTGTCGCCCCGTAAAATAAATTAGCTTCACTATATGATTCAGGTGAAAATGGTACAACACCAATTTCATTATTAATACTGTTTAATTGTGCAAAATCACCATCAATTTTTTGTGCAGGTCTACTAAATAATTCACTAATGGATGAATCCCCTAAACTTAATAATCTGTCTAAAAAGTCAGCATTTGATAATCTACTAATTATAAAATATTGCATTAAATCACTTACACCCTGAAATGAAGTTGCCTTTAATCTATCGGCAACATATCCTTGAAATTCAGGTTGTGCACAAACATTTTTAATTATGTTATCTTTAGGTCCTAAGTCAACAATAGTTGTTGGATTACCTAAAAAACGAACATTACCAAAGTTGTCGGCAACTTGAGAATTTAACATTCCAACAAAATTACCTGTATTTCCGTTAAAAGGACTTGAACGATAAAAGAAAGAATTGTTTTCCTCTTTGAATACAATCTTTTCCCTACAATAAACATATGTTGGGTTTGTAACCTCAACACCTGAATATATTTTGTCATTTTGAAACCCCGGCATATACAATACACCGTTTATCCAATTATTCGTAAATGTCATACCAAACACATTTCTACAAATTGCAAAACCCATTAAGAATCTTGACTTCCATTCGGCAAATGATTTCAAATCATCACCAATTGCCAAATCTTTAGCAACTAAAGTATAACATCCATTTGTTATTATTGGATAATCAGTATCACCACCAGTATAATAAACAGAATCTGTTTTTGGTTTAACTGTCATACCTCCACCAGCACTTTGCGTATACGCACCTAACGGTACAATAGTAGGACAACTAAAACTACTCATAACTGATGTTGTACCTGTACCATATGATTCTTCAAAATCAACCGAATCGTTTGTACTATAATCAGAATTAGATGTTACATCACCAGCGATTTCGGTTGACACACCGTTATCAGATATTGCAAATACCGAAAATGCTTTATTTTGTGAAAAAACAAATCTTTCATCAAATGAACTTGAACGTGGTAATCTGTCAGACCTCATAATAATTTTAGAACTTGTTGACATATTAAGAGTAATACCTGAATATACATTACTGCTGTATGTCACACTTCCCGCACCACACCAATTAATTGGGGGATTTTCAAAACCTTTACATCTTCTTGTCATCAACCCTCCGCCCTCAACATATTCATTAGCAAAATAACCATTACGACCTATAACATATGTATTTGGTCCCGCCCACGCACCTGATGGTACTGAACTACCAGCAGCATAATAACCACTTATTTGGGTACCAATAGAATTATTTGTTGACGTAACACCAACTGTTGTATCATTAGAGTCATGGTCAGAATCAAAATTTGAATATAATGAGTGGTTATGTGTTGTATACGCACTATACTTAAATGTTCCATTACCCGTTGATGGTGTAAAAACATATGACTGATTAAATAATGAAACATTATTATCGGTTAATGAATCATGTCTAAGAAGATTCAAATTGGGCGCTATTGGTATGTTTAACTTATAATCAGACTCAACAACCATAGAGCCCTCAAGAAGTCCAAATGGTTTCGAAATATCAATTTTGGTTTTTTGTCTTGTTGTATATGGGTCAACTCCCTTCATTAAGATTATTACACCCAAGTTTTTATAATTTTCAATTAATTGTAATGGTTTTACAGGTGGGTCACTTTCACCTCTTTGAGCCTTATTATTTTCATCTTTAACATTATCAAAATAAACTGTCATTTGACCGTCAATAATTCTTTTGTAAAAACTACTATTGAATAAAAGATTATCAATTGTCGGTGTTGATGGTGTGTTTGTTTTTATTTTCGATTCAACAATATTTTGTATTTCACCAACGGTAGTTGCCGTAACTACTTGATGATATTCAATATCGGATGGGAATGTGTAACTAGCAACACCATTATATAATGTTTGTTTAACGCTAAATGTCGGTGTTAAAATACCTTCACCATTTGGATTTGCATAAGTAATAGTAACAGGTGTAGTAAGTCCCGATGGAATTGTTGTACCTGTTACTGAGTAATTGTTTAACCCATTTTCTACAGTTGACGCACTTAAAATATTAACATCGTAAGTTTGAGATAAATTAACAAAGGTTATTAAATTTCCTGTTTGAAACGTTGTTATGGCGTTTGCGTCTACCAAAAAAACCATTGGTTGGTCTTCATAAAACTCAGCGTTTGTGAAAGAAATTTGACCACCATTATCTATGTAATTTGGATAAACTTTAATTCTGTTGGAGCCTCCACCAGGTAAAGTTTCAAAATAATGTCCTTTTGTATTATATAAGTTAATTCTTTCAGGAATTGGTAATTCGTTTTTACTCCAAAAATATTCATTTAATGTATTAGTATAAAACGGTGTACGTGCAAAGTTTTTAGTTTCAACAACGGAATTACCTGCCATTACCTGACCAAATCCAGCATTTTTCTTAATTCTTAATATTTCATCATCATCATCAATTTCTGGAAAAGATACGTAGACACCCGATAAAGTTACATCCGCCAATGGTGAGGAATTAATGTCACCATTTACTAATGTATCAATTGCAAAATTATTGTCACCTGTTGTATTACAATCACATGTTGAGCAATCAGGATAGGTCATCATTGGTAAATTAAATGATGGAAATTTAAATTTTTTAATTAATAAAAGAGTAATTCCAACAATAAAAGCACCATTAAGTACTATTTTACCTATAGTTGGCGCTACGTCTAATAATGTTGCCCCAAAAGTTAAAGTTGATTTAATAAAGGCATTTGCAAGGTCAACACTCAACCAATATATATTACTTACGGCGTAGGTAAGTAGTAATGTAAAAAGTAAAGGTAGTAATTTATTCCATAAATATTTAACAATATGATAAACAATTATAAATAAACCACCGACAATTCCAAATATTTGGAACAAAATTGAAATTATAAAATATAAAAGGTCAAAATTTCTTACCCCATCATTAATTGGAAATTTGTTTACCTCAGAATCACAACTTCGGTCTAATATTTCTTTGATGGATAAGAATCTACTTCTATTAGTTCCCTTTCTATATTCATCAATTAATTGTGCTGTTGTATAAACTTTATTATAATTAAATTCATAGAAAAAATCTTGACAGCTAATTGCGGAAGTTTTATTAGGATAATCGTCCCAATTTAAAGAAAAGGCGTAAGACCTTTGGAATAATGAAAAGTTATAATCGTAATTATCAAAATTAATTGTGATTGTTTGTGGAGTTTCAATTACAACACCATTTACAACTTCAGTGGTTGTTTTTTTCTCAACAGTAATTTCAAGTGTTTCATTTCCGTTTGGTAAGTCAACCCATTTAGAATTATCAACAACATTATTAATTTTATAGGTAATACTTTTATATTCACCTGTAATTGATTTAATTAATAATGCTTTACCACCTGTACCAAAGTCTGAATATGTAAAAGTTCTTGTTTCTATTAATTTTGTATTATCACCAAATATTGGTGAAAAAATTGTAGTTTCACTACTTCTAGTTGCTGGGTCAACGTTACCAGTCCATCCATATTCTTTAATATTTGGAACCAAAAAGTTTCCTCTTAATAAACTACCTTTTGGGTTAAAAGCAGAAAGATTTAATAAACTAGGTCCAATGATACTATTAGATGTCTGTACTGCACTGACTTCTTTTTCACCATCATCGGTTTTAATTTTGAATCTGTATTTACCTTTTGTTGGAATACCAACACTTGGATTATTTGAAAATATCAATTCGCCGAATTCATTGGTTGACACATAATCTAAATTCATTGGTACATCAACAACAAAAGCACCATTTTCGTCAATGACCTTTCCACCCTGTTCTAACTGATACTGTTCTAATATTGGGTCACCATCTGTATCCACATTTATTGTTTGTCTTACCGCTAAAATTCTACCAGGTCCCGCAACCATTCCACATAAGTCACCTTGTTCTGAACTTGGTTTACAATTATTTTTTAACATAACAGAATCATTTGATGTCATGATTGACCCCATGAATGTTGCCGTCGGTTCAATTGTTATGTTTGAATCTCTTAAATCAAAATCTACCCTTGTTATGCCAACATCACAAACATCTCCTGTTCCCCAAAAAGAAGAAACTGAAATACTTTTTCTTTGATTGACAATTTGTGGTAATGATGCTAAATCAGATGAACTTTTAAATTGGTTACCGTCAAACTGTTTCGGGTTACCAAGATTCATTCTAATTAAATCGGTTGGTCTTAATGAGAAACAACCCATATCAGACAAATCAACATCTAATATAACTTGTTGGTTTCCTAATGGAACTCCAACAATCATGTAATCCCCTGACTCGTTAGTTTTAACTGTGTACTTATAATATTTTTCATATATTTGTAATACTTCTGTTCTTGTTAAAACATCCTCTCTTGTTGGAAAAGTTCCTGTGGCAGCGTGTCCTTCATATGAAGGTGTATAGGGTAGTAAATTATATCTGAACCCATCTTCATTTTTGTCCGAAACATTTTTATATGGGTACAATGCCGATATTACGGGGTCATTTTGGTCAACTAAATCAATTGGTACAAAAACAGATACTTTGGCGTTTGGCACACCATACCCACCATTGGCAATCACACGACCAACCACAACTCCGTAATCAGAACAAAAACTTCTATATACATCAGACTGAGTAAGTTTCAAAGAAAGAATTTCCAAGAAATCGAAATCTTGGTCAACTTGTACTTTGATACTTTTGTCAGATTGTGTACTATTTCCTACTGATGTTCGTATCCTATAACTTTTAGGCATAATTGTTCTTTCTCATAAATAGTTAAAGTATTATTTTACAAAAATAGTCGAAGTAATTTTCTTGTGAAGATTACTGCTTAACACGAATACCAATATCTAAGTTATCGTATCTAATTTGATAGAATTCTGTTGGTTGTGCATTTATAACATCATCAATCAATCTAATTTGTTTTGTTGTGGAATCTTGATATTTTTGTGCGGTCTGAGATGTTGAATATTTTCCTCCGACTCTGTTAAAAACCTTAACATCTGATATGTTGATAACACCTTCAGTATCTTGAACCAAACTTTTAATTTCAGAAATTAAAACATCTTCACCAAATTCTCTGTTTTGTGGTAACATATAATCACTAACTTTTGTTACAACATCCGATATGATTGAATTTTGATTTGTGTTTTTTGCAATTGTAATATAAATTTCAAATGCTAAATCAATAACTTTACCAGTATCAACACTTACATAATCATTTAACATTCTATAGTTAGACAAGAAAGATGCTATGTTATCTTTCAAAACTTTTGGAACATTTTGAGTCATTTTACCATTATCATCTTGGCTTAACACAATTACATTAATCTTGTTGTTATTTTCCAAAATACCAACCTTAGCTGGAACACCAAATTGACCCGGCATCTTTTGTATTAACGAGTAGTAGTCACCAAGAGTGACCGCTCTGTTTTGTGATGCAAAGTTAAATGTAACATAATTTCTAACTTCCTCTACAGATGGTGGATTTGCCCCACCAATAGCCGCAGTAACGTTTGTACATTGGATTGAATTTCTAACAGCGTTTGCAATTTCAATCGATGGTCCATTTACATCAAAATTTACATTACCAACAGTATTAATAATATTAACACCAACATTACTTTCAAGACCACCACCAACTCTATATTGTATAAACAAAGTTGTATTCGGTGTTGGAATGAATCCTAAACTCAAATTGTTTTGATAATCGTTTACTCTCAAAGTCACACCTGTTCGTGCAAAGCTAGCTAATTGGTCATCAGCTGTTGTATTACCACCACCGAAAGTCAACTTCATAAAGTTTTCAGGCGTAAACTCAGTTATAAATCTATTACCACTTTTGATGTATTTTCCAACTTTTATATTAGAGGTATCACTTGGTTTCGATGGGTCAGGAACAAAAATTGTATCTTCGGCTAATGCTTGTACTTCATACCATTTACCAACTGAACTTAAGAATTCTTGATACGATGGTATATTATTATATTCAATTCCGTCTTTTTGTATTATTGATAATATATTAACTACGTT